GGATGACGTATGAATTACGTAAGATGGGTATACCGGTTATTAATTTTAGTCCTAACAAAGGACAAGATAAACACGCAAGAGTCAACGCTGTGGCTCCATTATTTGAGTCTGGTGTTGTATGGGCGCCTGAGCAAAAGTTTGCAGAAGAAGTCATAGAAGAGTGCGCAGCATTCCCTTATGGCGATCATGATGACTTAGTTGACTCTATGACACAAGCTCTCATGAGATTTAGACAGGGTGGTTTTATTGAGCATCCTGAAGATTACAAAGATGAGGATATGCCTCACAAGGAGTATAAATACTACTAATGAGTAAAAAATCTATCGGCACAGGAATTACTAGACTTTTATTTGGCCTTGGCAAAAAGGAAATGAAAGTTATTCCATACAACGAAATGACTCCAGAACAGTTTGAACAACTAGATAGATTTCTAGGTAAACTTGGTTTTATCTTAGCAAGTGATAAATACAGTCTTACAAAACAACAATCAGATTATATTTTTAATCAAATAAAACAATTAGATCTTTACAGAGAAAGAATTATGTCAAGTAAGAAACCTGACTTTACAGAATTTATACCAAGGGATAAATTAGGTATACCTGAAAGAAATCCTGACATTGATAAAGTTAATAAGATGACAAAGGTTGAACCAGAGTTTAAAGGTTTTGAACCTAAAGTTATTGAAGGTGGTAAAGGCAAAACAAAACCAGGTAAAATTAATTATGATAAGATGGAAGAGTTTCTTGGTGTGAAGTTACGTGGTGATGAAACGTTTGAAGAATTATTAGAGATTGAAAGAAAAAACAAAATAAAAAAATTCGAACAAGATAATGACAGAGCATTAGAAGATATAGTTGATGATGCAGGTGGTACAAAAGAAGGTGCAGAGTTTGACGACGAACCTTTTGACGCTGCAGGCGGCGGTCTTGCAACTGCTATTGCGAAGATAAAAGGTAAGTATGGTAAAGAGGGTATTATGAAAGGCAAAGTAAAAAAGAAATCTGATAAACAAAAACGTAGAGAAATGTTTGAAGAGTTTAACAAACGAAACAAAGAGAGAGAAGAATTTATCTTTGGTGGTGGTGTAGGATTAAAAGGCTATCTTAAAATGTTAGCACAGGGTGGAAAGACTAGAAAAGGTAAACCCATGAAAGGTTCTGATGTTTTAAAACAAGGTAATCCAAAATCACAAGTTCCAAAATTCGCGAAGCAATTTGTTTCTGACAAAGACAAAGCAGAAATAAAAAGACTTAGAATAGCACAGTTAGAAAACGTTCTTGAAGGATTAAAAAGCGATAGACAGTTTTTAGAAAGCTATGAAAAGATGGCTAACCTATTTCCTGAAGTAAATAAATTAAGTTACGATATGCTAGAAGAATTATTACCAGCACAGCATAAGAAAAGATTTAAAGGTCTTACAACAGAAATGTTAGACAAAGAAATATTACAAGTAGAAAACGTATTGAAGAATTTAAAAGTAGGCAAGGATCAACGAGCGTTAAACGCGGACGGTGGATTAGCTACAATGTTCAGACCAAAACTAAAAGATGGTGGACCACCTAACCCTGGTCGTAGAACTTTCTTAAAACTTCTAGGAGGTCTAGCTTCAATACCAATTGTAGGTAAACTATTTAAACCTGCAACAAAGGTAGCTAAAGTTGTACCACTAAAAAATACCACAACAGCAATGCCAAGTTGGTTTCCAGACTTTGTAGAAAAAATGACAATCAGAAACGTGGGTAATAAAATAGATGCAGATTTAACAGTGTTTGAAGATCCTAAGTTACCAGGTGTTAAAGTTTATAAAAACGATGATGGTAGAATAGCTGTTGAGGGTCAAAACGAATACTATGCAAACTACGAAATAAATTACACACCACCAGGCTATGAACTTATAGATGAGACAACAGGTAAAGCTGTAAGAACAAAAGGAGAGTTTGAAGCTGTAGATGCAGATCCTATCGCAGACTATGATGGTAGTATTGCAGATTACGAACCGAGAACACTAGAGAGTGTTGATGGAATTATGTCTTCAGATGCAAGAAGAATGGAAGGTTATGCAAAAGACGTAGATCCAAATAAACTTCCAATGAAATCTGGTGAGGGTCAAGTTATTGAAAATGAAGTTAGAGCAGAATCAGCTATGGATGCTGCAAGAGAAGCAGAAGATTATGTAGATGACTTTGCTGATGGTGGTTTAGCAACAATGTTCAGGAAGAAATAATGAAAGTATTCGAAAAAATCGTAGACGATTTATCAAAACCTAGAGAAGTAACAAGGATACCGGGAAAAGTAGGATCAGTCTTACCTAGATATTCTAAAATAAATAAAGATGAAATTATTGGTTATGTTTTAGATATGAAAATGCCTAAAGCAAGAGGAAAAAGCAAAGGGCGATTTGTAGAATATTTTGGTGTTAAAGAATACGGAAATGCCGGCGCTGCAGAGGCGGCAGCTAAGGGTCAATATCAAAAAATTATTATGGACCCTAAGTACAGAGAATTAATGACAGATAGATTGTTAGTTGATAGAGACGCTGTTGTAAGAAGTTTTTTAAATCATTTAGAAAATGTAAGTGAGTTTGATGGTTATGAAAAAATAGCTCCTGAATTAAAGTATTTACGTGCTAGTGATACTGATCATCAATATGAAAAAATTAATAAATATTTTAGAGGATGGGTTAATGGAGATTTTGAAGTTGAAGGTATAGATAGAAAAAATTTAACAAAACAAGCGAAAAAAGAAATAAAAAACTGGTCTCCACAAGCAAGAGGAGAGAGAACAAAAGTTAGACAAGAGAGAATGCAATTTCTTGATGAGTTAAATAATCAAGATATTCCGTTAACTAAAGTTAAAAAAGAATTTAAGAAAAAATTTGGAAAAGGAAAATATTATAATGATGGTACTTTTGCATCAACAATTAATCAATTTACACAATTAAAAAGAGAGGGGTCTCTACCATCTAACGCAGATGGATCTAAAACATTAAACTATGGAGTTTCAGCAGGCGAAAGATCACCATGGTTAAAACAAGCTTTAGCTGAAAATGTTCAGTTTAGTAGTAATTATAACAGACTTATTTCTGCAGCTGATGATGCAAGAGCAAAAGGTAATTTAACTAGAGCAAAAAATTTAGAAGACACGGCAAGTAGATTTTTTGGAACAAAGGGTATTTTTACTAGACTTCCAGGAAATGCAGAGCACCCATTATCTTTTACGTACGGTGGTAAAGATAATATTTTAAAAATGGATAGTTTGGTTAGAGGTGATTTAAATCAAACAAAAAAAGTTTTATTTGATAATCCAATAAGAGATTTGAGTAAAGAATATAATTTATCAACCACAACAGCAAAAAGAAAAAAACAGATAAGAGATTCAATGATAAATAGAAAAGCTTTTATGAATTATTTAACTTCTGGATCTTTTGATAAAGGAATGGCTCAGTCTGTAAATTTTGATTTTACTCCAAATAAAGTATACCTTAAATCAACAGTAACACCTTTAGATAAACTTCCTAAAGGGTATGATTTTAAAAAATTTGTAAAAAAAGGAGAAGGTTATTCAAAAGCTTTTGAAAAGTATGGTGGTGATTTAGGCATGGTCACTAAAAGTGGTTTTTCAAAAAGAATTGCAATAGCAGATGACAACCTTAAAAAAATAATTGCAAAATTAAGTCCAAACTCAACATGTGCTGTTTTTAGAAAACCAAAAGCAGAGGGTGGCGGTGTTTCAGGTTTAGATCAATGTTTTGAAGAAGGAATGCAAGCACTTAAAGATAGAAATATAAGTAAGCCTCATCAAGTTCAAGCAACTAAACAATTAATGAATGCTGGCAAAAGAATAGGTGCAAGCACTTTTGCTAGAAGATTATTAGATCTTGGAATCCTTGGTGAAGTTGCTTTCATAGCTGGTGACACTGGAATTAGAATGGCCATGGGCAGACCTTTTAGTGAAGCATTTAAAGCTGCTACTTTTAGAGAAGGACAAGCAGACAAAGAAAGACAACAACGAGCAGGTTTTACTGAAAGAGAAATGTTGATTGGAGAAGCACAAGATTTATCAAACAAAGCACTTTCTTTACAACAACAAATAGCAGCAGCTGAAGCTGTTGGTGATGAAGCTTCTGTTCCGGCTCTTGAAGCAAGTTTAAAAAATGTAAACGAACAATTACAAAAAACTATTGATCCTGCAGGCACAAAACTACAAACTTTATTAACACCTACAAGTGCAACTAATATTGAAGCCACAAGAAAATTAGAAAATATCATAGATGCTGATAGAGCTAAATCTTTATATACACAATCTCAACTTAGAGATGTTCAAGAAGGTGTTCCAGGAATAGCTGATTATGCTGAAACAGAGACACCTACTATGCAAGCTCTTACTCCAGAGAGAGAAGTGTTGCCAGGAACACAAGAATATTTAAGAGGATTTATGAGACAAAGCTTACCTGAATCACAAGAACTAGAAGATAGAACTATAGATCGTTTTGTTGAACAATTAAGTCCTATGGAGAAGTTTGAATTAGAAGTATTAGATCCAAGACGTTCTGAAATACTATACGGAACACAAGGTAAATTTGCAGAGGGTGGACTAACCAATTTAACAAGAACAATACCACCAGAATCTGGGCCTAACGCAAAAGGCTTGGAAAGTCTAAGAAGATATGCTACAAGGAAATACTAGGGAGAAATAATGGCAGAGATAGAAAAAGGTTTACCAAACGAACCTGAATTAAAAGTTGAAGATGTTAACGTTGAGACAGTTGTCGAAGACGTAAAAGAAGATCCAAAAGATATTGAGATTACAGAAACTGCAGATGGCGGTGCTGAAATTTCTTTTGATCCAACTGCACCTGTTGCAGAATCAACATCTCATTTTCAGAATTTAGCAACACTTTTAGATGATACAGTTTTAGATCCATTAGGTTCTAAACTTGTATCTGATTACAAAGATTATAGATCTTCAAGAAAAGACTGGGAAGACACATACAGAAATGGTTTAGATCTTTTAGGATTTAAATATCAAAGAAGAACAGAACCTTTCAAAGGTGCATCAGGAGTAACACATCCTGTTTTATCAGAAGCGGTTACACAGTTCCAAGCGCAAGCGTACAAAGAATTATTACCAGCTGATGGACCTGTAAGAGCACAAATTTTAGGTGTGCAAACCCCAGCGAAACAAGATCAGGCAAACAGAATTAAAGATTTTATGAATTACCAGATCATGGACCAGATGAAAGAATATGAGCCGGAGTTTGACCAAATGTTGTTTTACCTCCCTCTAAGTGGGTCAACTTTTAAAAAAGTTTATTATGATGAACTTTTGGGTAGGGCGGTTTCTAAGTTTATACCTGCCGATGATTTGGTAGTACCCTACTCAGCAACAAGCTTAGATGATGCAGACGCTGTTGTACACGTAATCAAAATGTCAGAAAATGATTTACGAAAACAACAGTACGGAGGTTTCTACAGAGATGTTGAATTAACACAGCCAGGAATGGAGTCTGATGAAATTACGAAAAAAGAACAAGACATCGAAGGTGTTAAACAACTTAAACAAGACGACATGTACACTCTGTTAGAGTGTCATGTGAATTTAGATTTAGAAGGTTTTGAAGATACAGACGTTAGCGGTCAGCTAACAGGAATTAAACTTCCTTACGTCGTGACTGTTGAAGAAGGTTCTAGAAAAATTTTATCTATCAGAAGAAACTTCAATGAAAACGATCTGAAGAAAAATAAAATAAATTACTTTGTACATTTCAAATTTTTACCAGGACTTGGTTTCTATGGTTTTGGTTTAATACACATGATCGGCGGTCTATCAAGAACTGCAACTTCTGCATTAAGACAATTGTTAGATGCAGGAACTTTATCTAATTTACCAGCTGGATTTAAATCTAGAGGTATCCGAGTTCGGGATGATGCTCAACCATTACAACCTGGTGAGTTTAGAGATGTGGATGCCCCTGGTGGAAATATCCGTGATCAGTTTATGACTTTACCATACAAAGAACCATCAGCGGTCCTTTTACAATTACTTGGTATTGTAGTTGGAGCAGGTCAACGTTTCGCGGCAATTGCAGATATGCAAGTTGGCAACGATGCACAAAACAGAGCTGTTGGTACAACAATAGCAATGTTGGAACGTGGAACGCGGGTAATGTCAGCAATTCACAAAAGATTATACGTAGGATTAAAACAAGAGTTTAAATTATTATCAGATATATTTAAAACATATTTACCATCAGAATATCCATACGACGTTGTTGGTGGTACAAGAGTTATTAAAGTTTCAGACTTTGATGATAGAGTAGATATTTTACCTATCGCTGATCCAAATATATTTTCACAAACACAAAGAATATCTATGGCGCAAACACAATTACAATTAGCGCAATCAAATCCACAAATTCATAATTTGTATCAAGCATACAGATCTATGTATGAAGCGATTGGTGTAAAAAATATAAATGCTATTTTACCACCACCAGCTCAACCTATGCCAATGGATCCAAGTATGGAACACATTCAAGCACTTGGTGCAAAACCTTTTCAAGCTTTCCCTGGTCAAGACCACAGAGCACACATCGATGCACACTTAAACTTTATGCAACTTAATATGATAAGAAACTCACCTGTTGCTATGGCTGCATTACAGAAAAATATTTTAGAACACATTGCTTTGATGGCACAAGAACAAGTTCAACTTGAGTTCAAAGATGAAATAATTCAGGTTCAACAAATGCAACAGATTGCACAACAGAATCCTCAAGCAGCAATGCAAGTAAAAATGATTTCTGAAAAGATAGAATCAAGAAAAGCTCAACTTGTTGCAGAGATGACAGCAGAGTTTGCTAAAGAAGAAAACAAAATTACTTCACAATTTGATTCAGACCCATTATTAAAACTAAA